GTATCTAATAGGCTCATATATCAAATTGGTTTAATGTTAATTCAAGGCAAGGCTCTGCCTCCAGGACTCCACCCTCGGCATTGATTCTCGCAATCAGTAGGTCAATTAGGTCGGCTGTGTTCTCAATCTCCATAGCAAGTGCCTGAATCCAGGAACCGTTGACTGGAGCAGCCGCACCGAAGTCCTCAGCCAAGGATTGAATCCATGCCTCTCCAAGATCGTGATTGACATCAAAGAACTCGCACAGTGCTTGGAGCCATGACCCATTGACCGTTGCTGTGATTCCATAGTGAAAGCAGATTGACTGCCAAAGTGACTCATTGACCACCGACCCATTGAGGTCATGCAGTATGGTATGGAGCCATGATTGATTGTATATTGCCATACCCTATGTTGCAGATTTGATGCCAAGTGTTTAGAAGGCGAAGTATGAGTCATCGGTATAGTACTCCTGTCGAATGTGAGTGGTCGCATAGCGGATGGCATCCATGGCATCATCGTACAGCTTGACAGGTTCATCCATGATGAGATCACCGACCTTTTTCCATTTGTAGTTTTCGTATTCCTTTTTGACTCTCGGGTCATCCTGACACCACACACCGAATGTCTTAATGTTGTCGATACCTTTCTTGACCACCTTATTTGCATTCATCACATCATACCCAGCGTTGTTCATCTCGGCAATGATTTCAGGTCGAGCGTAGTCAGCCACGATGGTCACATACTTCTCGATGCTCAGCTCATCCATTCGAGCAATGAGGTTGGTGGTGGTCAGGTAGGACTCATAGATGACAGGCTCGATGTAGATGTCATTCTCGCAGTGGTACACCCTTATCAGTGCTGTGGGATGGTTGTACCCGAAATCGATTCCATATACAAAGTTGACGAACCGAGCGGGTCGATGCTTCACAAAGGTCCAATTCGAATATATGTTCGACTTACTGATTGCCTTCTCACCAAGCGCATAGATTTGATACAGTGCCTCATCGGTGCGCTTGAGGTCCTCAATCTGACGCTTGATGCTGTCGGGGAGGAATGGGTTGTCCTTGTATGTTGACTTGATGATGATGCTCTCCTCCATCGGTAGGTCATACAACCAGGATGATGACTCACTCGGGTTGTAGTCGAAGATGAGCTTTGACTCGGTCCTCATGTTGAGCTGCTGAAAATCTTCAAACCATAGTTCGTTGGCTTCATTGCACCATCCCACATCCCGCTTTCGCCCTCGTATCTTCTGCTCATCATCCACCGAAAAGAACTCCACGATGCTGCCATTCGGGAAGGTGTAGATGTGTTCAGACTTGTTGTGACTGCTCACCTCATATATATCCATTGCCTTCATGATTTCAAAAAAGTCACGCATCACTGTTGCCCTGAGAGCTGGGAATGTTTTGCGCACCACACTGACCACTTTGTTGGGGTGCTGGATGCAGTACACAATAATCATCTGACACAGGCTGTATGTCTTGCTTGATCGTGAGCCACCCTCATTGATGATGAACCTGAGGCTCGGGTCAGCCAATGCAGTGTAGTTCTTTTCGAAGATGACAGTGCTGTCGATTGTGATTGCAGCCATACGCAAAGTTTAGGCAATAAAAAAGCTGTACAAGAGTTTTCTCTTATATGACAATTTGACCACTAATATACTAAATATATCTATTCAGTAGGTCTAATAATATTAACTTTCACCTCGGAGATACTTTGCCCTCCACTGGTGATGTCAGTTTTCTCAGTCAGTCCATTCAGACGTTGAGTGATGGATGGGTTGTATTGTCCAGCCATGCCTCCCTCGATTTGGTCTTGCTTGATGTTTGCCTCTATCGTGCGGCAGATTGTGGTATACGCTGAATATCTCCCATCGGTATTTGCAAAGTAATCTTCCACACTCTTATGCTTATCAGCTGCAAATGCTCTGAAACCGACCACAGTAAGCGGTCTCTCAAGCGGTACAGGGACAGCTTCACCTGTCTTATTGGATAGCTGATAAAGATATCGAGGATTGTCCTTGCACCATTTTCGGTACTCTTGGAACAATTGCCACATATCTTCGGGTGTTTCTATATTTTTAGTTCTGCCCATTAGATTAGATTTAGTCCTTTTAGTTTAGATTCTGCCCAATCAAGTCCTGTCTTGCCACCCCATAGAAGGAATGAAACGTATCCACAGTCCTCAGGTGCTGAATCATCAAATGTTGGCTCTGCTCTGCTGAGATATGAGTACATCCGTTTGATGGTATCGACTGAGATTGGTTCTTTGTTTGCGAGTTGTTGACCTCTGACCTTCCCGACTTGTGTGGCACACTTGTTCCCCAGCTCCTCATTGAGTTCAATCCCTCGTCTTGCGTTGTTGCGCACTGAATCGGGATAGTCGCTGTATGAGTCCTCAGCAAATGCGTGAAGGTACTTAGATAGCGGTGTCATTGTTTCTATTCCTTTTGCTTTCTTTTTTAGCGACTGCATTGACTGGTCTTTTTCGTTTTGGTTTTGGTTCAACTGCTGGAGCTTCGACTTGCTCATCTGCCTCAATACCTTCATATCTGATAGGCTCAGGCACTGTTGCGGTCTCTGCTTCCTTTTCAAACAGGTATCCGAGTCCTATGGTGACATAATATCGGTACTTGCTGACATCTATGTTGTCAACAATGATGGTTTTGTTTCCGAGCGATGTCCTTTTGATGATGGTCTTGCCCTGAAATTCGGTTTTGATTTTCATTGTATATGATTTTTAGGTTGTTTTTTATCTCTGTAATTAGGTAGTGAGCCGATGTCGGTGGGATATCAAAGTACTTCGCCATTGATCGTGCTGTTGTATATCCATCATCGAAGTAAGCCTTCGCCACTGTTATCTTTACATTGTCGGTGAGTGAATCTCGGTATATGTCCACGCATGACTTCCATCCATGGTATTCCTTCTCGATATTTATCTTATCAATAAGGTCAGTATCATCAACCATCACATCAGGAACAGCTGTTTCATTTGCTGCCATGCGCTCCTGTCGATTGGTGTCCAGGTTCTGCCACATCACTTGTCGCTTGATTGAGTTCATCATCAGTCCCTTGACATCGGGGTCGGGTCCTGGGTCCTGTATTGATGTGCAGTGAAGGTATGCGTTGTTGATGACAACATCGGGATTGATGCGTGGATTGTACTTGGAACAAAAAAACCGAGCGTATCGAAATAGCTCGGCATAGTGCCTGGTGATATATCGGTCAAGAGATGCTTTCATACCAATTAATGAAGTCCTTGTACCATATTTTTCGCCTCACCATGGAGCAGAAACATTCTCGGTCTGACTTTGCCTGGACTCGCTCCTTGATTTTCTTGAGTGGGAGCAGTGCTTTCTTGCTGAAGCGGTGCGCATCATCCATCGCAATCACTGTTGCGATATATTCGATGTCAGTATTTGTCAGTCCTGTGTCCATTGAGTTATTAAATAAGCCACCATTGAGACGAGTGCGGCATATACTATGTTGCCTGTGAGTATCAAAGTGGTCCAAAATGAGGTACATTTCCAGCACTCAAATGATGCGTGAACAAACTGCATGAATTTTCCCTCAAATCTCATAAAGATATAATCAATCAGCCAGTGAAGAGGTTCGAATTTAGCGATGAGCCATCCGATTGCGAGTCCTGTGATTAGTTCCATAGATCAAAGATAAAAGAAATAATCAGAATAATACTAACAACTGACATCAGTATCATTGTGCCGATAGCTGCCATCTCTTCTCTGCGGTGGTCTTTGTTTAGTTTCATTGTTCTTGTTGTTTAGTTTACATTTCGTTTTAAGATATGTGGCAATTTTTACCCCTTATCCTTGTTTCATACGTTAAAATTTAGATCGTTGTCATTCATTAATTCTCTGAGCTTTGTTCGGCAGTAGTCAGCCATTTCAATCTCTGCTTCGGTGGCTTCTCTGTTGCCAAAGTACCCATGCTTGACTATACCACGAAGGTCTTGGTCAAGGTCGTACATTACATCGTGCCAGTCCTCGCCTTGCATAGCGTTGAGTGCTTCGGCTTTGTGTTCGTATTCAATTGTTATCTTCATCTTATTTGAAATTATGTTCATAATTCTCACTTTCAACCATAAGTTTGTGCCATTCAAAAGCTCTCATTCCTGTGATATGCGAGTCAGTTGGGAAAAAATACTTCCATCCTCTGCTCATGCCATTAGGAATATAGTAAAAAAAAGCCACTGCGACCTTGCCTCCTGTCTTTTTAAATACAACACTGGCTGTTTGGTCTCCTGTTGGAGTAACTCTCTCCACCTCAAATGTCTCATTGTTGTGGTTCATCTCTCGATTGGTGTTTGAATACCTTTGAGCGATTTCCTTGACTTTGGAATCAAGTTCAATTGCGATTTGTTTGTTCATATTGTTTTAATTTTTCGATATAAAGTGTTGCATCCATCAGTTCCTCCTGGAGATGGTTCAACCAATCAATGAAGCTGAGGTCATCACGATCAAGAGTGCGCCCATATTTTTCGATGCCTCTCTCGCTGCGCTCATAATACTTGGCAAGTACTTTGAGAAGTATTGGGTCTTTGATTTGCTGCTCCATCAGTTCAAACTTGCATATTGTGCAAAGAACTCATCAGCACTCACCTCAGATATGTGTACCTCATCTGATACAGTCAGCACAATACAACTACTTATGTTAGGCATCATCTCAAAAAGGTCGTGGACTCTTGCAACCAACTTGTCGAGGTTGTCATTTTGTGTACCAATGTAGGCGATAAAGTACTTCATTTCATTAGATATTTAAATGCTTGAATATAGAACTCCTCACTCACTGACTCACCCTTCATGAATCGGTACAGCATTGAGTAATTGACTGACATATCCTCAGCCATGTGGGTCATCTTGTATCTCTTGACGAGAAGGGACTCCAACTGCTTATGGATGAAGTCCCTGATTGTTTCCCCATCAGAAAGGTAGATCGTCATCGATTTCATCAGTGATTGGTTTTGATGCTGGTGATGTTGATGCGATTCGGATGTCCCATGCGTTAAGTGACACATAGAACTTCCCATTGTACTCACGACCTCGGAGGTCAAACTTCACCTCACACTCTTGACCGACTTTGGCTCCATCAAGGAACTTCACTCGCTCATTGACTGCTTGGAACTGTACCAGCTGTGGATACTTGTCTCCAATACTGAGAACGAACTCAACGAGGTTCATCTTCTCGCTTACTTGTTTGGCTTCACCGATTAGGTGGATTGTGCCTTTTACTTTTAACTCTTCCATGTTCTTGATTTATTTATTTACTAATTGTTGATAATACTCATCATAATACTCAGATGCCAACTTCAATCGCTCAATCATCTGAATCTCTTTATCCTCATCTCGGTCCCAACACAGGACAGTGATTCGTTTCTCGGGGTCAATGTGATCAACTCGGTGCAGCTGAAGATTCTCCCATTCGTTAAGGTACTCATCCCAAGTGGTCACCATGCAGTACACGAGTTCAGCCACATCCTTGTCATACAACATCATGTATGCAATCAGCTGCCACTCATACTCGGATTTATATCCCTCATCAGGTGTTGCTGGAAACGTATCCAATGACCAGGATGTTTTGACATCGATGATTGCATTCTCCAGGACAATATCAGCTGTACCGATGAGATAGTCATTCTCGACTGTTGTCTCATTCTTTTGATAGTCAGTGAAGCGAACTGCATTGAGTAGGGATATAGATTCAAGCTCTTGCTCCCTACCTTTAAAGATATACTTGTTGTTCAACTCGGTAGTGTAATTGTAAAAGTCCTCCTTCGCACACTGTCTGATATAACTCTTGGCGGTTTCACCCATCTCTGACTTCCCTCTTCCGTTGGTCATCAGCTTTCCGATTTGCGATGGATGCCATTTCATAGGGCGAGTGCTTTGAGTTGTACTTCAGTGAGTGCGTAGTTTGAAACCAACTGCTCTGCTGTGTACTTGCCATTCGCAATGGACTCCACTGCTTTCTCAAATCGAGCATTGTCAATCTTTGGCTTAGATGTTGCTGCCGATGCCGCTGTGTTTCCATCATCATCCACAGCTTGAAGGCTGAGAAGTGACTGCAAAGTACCTCGTCTGAAGTAGGTAACAGCCGCCAATGATTTCTGAGGGTCCACCATTGGCGGTAAGCTCATGAATGACTCAATGTTCTCACCTGTCTCGATGTCGATGATGCGAGTCACCACATCATTGCCAACCACAGGCTGCAATAATAGCAGTCCATGCTCGTGAAGGATTGGCTCCACCGTTGTGAGCAGCGCATTGATATCAGCGTAACTCTTTTTGAAGTGTGGATTCGTTGCATTCTTGGACACCTTGCCAATTTGCTGCTTGGCAGCGTGTAGTTTCTGCCAAATGTTGAGTGTTGTCATCTCTGACTCCTCTGCTTTTTTTCTTGTTGTTGTCATAATTGTGTGTTTTGAATTGTAAAAATAAGCATTTATTTGATTACTTGTGTAAATTCATCATAAAATTTCAGCATATCTGCAAAAGTTTTCACGATGATGTATGTACCACCCGCCTCTTCAATGGCATTCTGATAGTCTTTTTGTGCTTGTGACTGCCTGTCCTTGCCATACTTGACCTCAATCTTCACACTTCTGCCCTTGATCGTGGCTGATATATCTGCTGAACCTGGTGTTCCTGTTCCCTTGGTCCACTGCCCACCAATGGCAACACCATCAGTGCGGTACTTTTTGCGATACACACCCATCGTGTTGATGCGCTCAGCTTGGCATCCATTGAACTGAAGGAATGCAATCACCGACTTGGTCAGTTCATTTGCTGAGTTGTCATTCCAGTGATTCAGCGATATCATCTCAGGCTTCATTGTTGGGTATTTTGCCATCTTGTATTGCAGCTGGAGGTCTTTGAGGATTTGTCGCTCTTGTCGTGTCATAGTTCTTTTGCTTTATCATTTAACTCATCCCACACATCACCATCAGTCGGTGGGGTTGACTGTTCTCCTTCAAGTTCGAAGTATCTTCCGTTGTGGTTTCTCCCCTTGGTCAATGTCAATCCTTTGAAATCAGCATATGACTGCACCCATTTGAGGAATCTGCGAGGCTCAAGGTCTTTGAATCCTGTGAACTCAGATGTAAACTCTTGGAGCTTGGCTGAATTGTAGTGGTAAACTGATACAGGAAGATTGCCTTCCTCAACCCAATCAAAGAAATCCTTGCAAGTTGCCTGTATAAATCTTTTGGCATCTGCGTTGATGCTGATTGATTTGACAAGTCCGAATTGTAGATAGTTCTGAAGGCATCCAATCATGTAGTTGTCGAATCTCAGCCAATCATTCTCAGCCCATGAGTCAAATAAGAGTCGACCATACTCATCAAGTGGTGAGCGTTTGGAATGAAAGTACTGAAAAAACTCAAGCTCATGCCTTCTGCGATCATGTGATGACCCAGCACCACTAATGACATAGTTGGTGGTGATGACAATCTTGGGACTGCGATCAAATGGAATGAAGATTTCATCCTTGTTTTTTCGGTTGACAGTGATTCCCTCAGTGATAAGGCTAAAGAGCTGCTCAAAGTCAAAGTTTCTGCGCACATCATCGAATGCAAGTATCTGAGTATCCAGGTTGACTCGTTGATATACAAAATCTGACTTGCTTGGATTGAAGCTCTTGCCATCAATCTTGACAATTTTGCGCAGATTGCCGATGGCTGTCAACATGAGTGACTTGCCTGAGCCACCATTCGGGTTGTCATCAATCTCTTGGTCATTGAAAATTATCGCCTTTTGGTCAGTTTTATCTTTGTAGGTATGGATTAGGTATCCGAGAGTGGTTTCAAGGGCTGAGATGCGAGGAGAATCATCAGCAGATACCTTGCTCACAAAGTTTTCGAAGTCATTTGTGTGGTCATCCATCAGCTTGAAGTCACGTTGTATGATTTGGTTCTCCCAAATGTAGCCATCCACATCAATGTATGACATCAAATCAACTGCATCCTTGGTCACCTTTGCCACTCCATTCTTGTATGGGATGTATGAGGCATCCTTTGTGTCCTGGAGCATCAAGATATTGATTGAATCAATCATATTCAAAAAGGACTCATTGAATAGTATGGTCAACTTCGAGCAGTGATTCCATACATCCAGCTCACCCTTGTCCTGGAGGTAGGTCAAAACGAAATCTTTGATTTGCTCAGTGCTGGAGATTCTCACCTTATTCTCAATTACTCTGACAAAGGTTGGTTTCTCTGCGTTCTCAGGATAGTACTTATTGAATCCGTTTTTGACCAAGAACTCGGAGTATTTGAGTGGTTCGATGGTTACTGTTCCCTTGTCATTCTTGGACCAAAAGATATCCTCACCTGTCTTGATTTCTTTTTTTACATCCTCAACCACATCACCCCGAACATTTAACTGCTTTTTGATATCCTCTTCAGGAATGCCGCTCTTGAGTTTCTGCTTTATTTTTTGAAAGGTATCCTTGTCCTCAAAGTACTTCATGCCGAAAGTGGCTTTCTTGTATGCACTTCGAATGGTGGTGACCATCTCTTGCTCTGAGAATGATGAGCCTTGACAGTACTTGGTCCATATGTACTGCTCAGTCGTATCCTTGTGGATGCCATACTCACACATGACAGCTGCCAATTTGAACACATATTGATTGCGACTGCCATCAATGAAGTCACATCCATGGTCAAACCGTTCAATCAAGCTGATGATTTTGTCCTCATCGTTTAGTACACAGGTTGGTGTGCGCTCGGTGTAGTTAAACCCCTCATCGTGTTCAATACCGTTAAACTCTTGGCAGAACTCATTGAAGTATATCTTCGGGTCATATGATTCAAAGCATACTCGACTCACATTGCTATTCTTTTGGTCGAAGTATTCTGATTGGAAGTACTTGCCAAATGCATTGAATCTGCGTTTGTGTTCCACCTTGTCGCATTTGGGGATTCGAATCACTGCCTTGAGTCCGTTGCCCGATGGTGAAGTGAACACCATCATCACATGAGAATCATCAATCAGTCTCTTCCTTTCGGCATCCATCACTTTTGCATTGGGGTATTGGTCGAAGTCCAGGATGCACAGTCCACTATGCTCAACCAAGCTGTTGTCATTGCGCTCAGTGAAGATGCCATTGAACATGATTGCATTGAGTGATGACTTGAGTCGCTCATGCTCAGGGTCAGACTTCTCAAGTGATCGTATTGCGTTGACTTTACGAATCAAATCAGGTGTGCCGTTCTTGATTCGGTTTTGTACCTCATAGATTGAGAGGTTGTAGGGTGTTTCTTTGCTGTTAAATAAATTTTTAAATACTGATACTTTCATGTCATAGTTGTTTTTCGTGACGCTAATGTACAAAAAATTGCTGATTTGTGACGATTCGTGACGATGTGTGAATTGTATCGTCACGCTTGTATCCCTTACTGCTATTGATTTTCAGCAAAAGCGTGACGATGTGACGATAAAAAAACTAAAAATTTTAAAATAAAAATAAGGGTCTTAATAGGTTCGGTATATAAAGAGATGTGTCATATCGTCACAAGTCTCTGATCATACACCCCTCGCTTGATTCTGCTCTTGATGATTTTCAAGGTTGCATATGAGTTGCACTTGAGTATGTCGATAGTAAGGTCCCTCGCTGATTCCCTATCAACATGGTCCAACAAGAATTGATATTCTGCGATGCACTCCAGGTACAGCTTGTCATTAGTGCTGGTCATCCATTCATGTGTGCGGATTGAATGCAGCACTGTTGCGTGGTCACGTTTGAACATACATCCAATATCCTTGAG